ATTACCCATTTCGTCTTTGTCACTCTCAAGGGTGATTTCATAGGATTGGGATTGCTGAAGCTCAAAAGTAGCGACCTTTTGGGACTTTTCTATGTGCGTAGCGCTGTCTTTTACCTCCTTTCTTTCGCTCCGCTGCTCTTCTCTGTGCTCGGTTCGGTTTGATTTCTTGCTCCTGCAACCGAAAAACACCATAAGAGCTAAGAGTAAATACAATTTCTTTCTCATACATAACTATTTTACTTTTTCAATTTCTTTAATGAGTTCTTTTAGGCTATCGGCATAGTTCGGAGCAGTAGCATAACCTGCCTTTGCTACTTCCTCAGCAAACTTGTAAGGGTCTGCTTTGACCTCCAACGCTTTGGCGTATCGTTTGTTTCTGAAAAAGAAATTAGCATGGTCTGTAAAGCTCTCTTCAGGGGTGTCGTACTTCATAAACCAATCTCGTACGATATACAAGTATTTACCATCTGTACGTTTGGTGATACTAATCACTTCAGGAAATCTGTCCTTTTCATTAGGGGTAGCCAATACCTCCGTTGTTCTTAGGAGCTGCTTTTTCTCTTTAGGTGTGCTCTTTAGGGCTTTTACCCCAAAAAACATATTCCCAGGGACACTCTTACCCCAACCGCTCTCTAACCCTGCTTGTGCCAAAATAAAGAGGGCGGATATACCTGTCTTTCGCTCTGTGTCAAGTGCAAAATGCTTATACTTCTTGATAAATTCAATCTGTGTTTGGTTCATGGTTTTCTGTTTTAGGATTGTCGTTTTCTTTCATATAGTCGGATATAGCCTTAACTACGACTTCTAAATTGTCCCTATTGACTACAATTTTACTAATGGTTTGCCCTGCTTGGTCTAATCTCACCTTATCTTCAGCTTTCTCATATATACTTTTGACCTCGATAAGGCAAAGGGCTATAGCGCCTATAAGGGTGATAAAAGGAAATAGCCATAGGGAATATTGGTAGTAGGCTTCCAAATACCAAATCGTACTCATCTGCATACAATCCACTATTGAGAGGGCAATCAGTACATTGTAATACTGGGCGAGCTTGCTCACGGTGCGCTTATAGCCGTAGGAAGTGCGCATGACTCCCATTCGATGGGCCTTACGAACACCGCTCCACAAGTCCGCCAAGATCATAACAAGTACTAAAGTGTAGATACCAAAGAGTATCCATAGGGTTACAAAGATTTTTTCCATTGAATATTTTTAAGATTGATTGATTAGTTTGTCTAATTCCTCATTGTAGTCAGGGCTTTTATCAGTTATCACATTGTCTTTGTTCTTGTTATCATTGGAACTTTCAGGGTTTATACTATTGTACAAGAGCAAATTAGCATAGGATATTTCATACAAAGCCTCATAGACACTTACATTGGGATATTGTTTCAAAAACCCACCGACTATCGCCCAGAGGCTGTCATTTCGCTCACTTTCCTTGTCGGTTTTAGCAGATTTGCTTCTTTGAGGAAAGTGATAAGCATAAAAAAATCGGTAGTCTGCATTTTGCCGAGCAGCTGAATGAACAATATCCCTACTTCTTGAACGTTCATTTGGTAGAGGATCTTATTGGTGAGCCGTTTTATTTGGCGTTCTTTTGTATCATAAGGGCTAAGGCGCGGGCAACATGTTTGCCGTGGGTAGCTTTCTGAAAGGCCTCGCCTACGGTCTTTTCTCGATTGAGTTCCTCCATGGGTATATGGGCTATCTCTTGAGATACGAGTATCAGCGTGCCGAGGGTGGGTTGTGGTACTTGGTACTTTGTCCCTGCTATGGTTACCTCTTCGGCTTGTTGCAATAGGGTTTGTGCTGTTTTTTGTTGAATATTGTCCATCTTTTTAGTGATTAACGATTAGTGATTAGTGGTTAGCCACTTGTCACTAACCACTAATCAATGAATTAATTGTACTGCTTAAGCATTTTCCCTGTCTTTGGTTTCAGAGCGGTGAAGGTGTATTTTATTTTACCTCCGTTCTCACTGTCCCAGGTCCTTACTACGGACACGCTGGCACGGTCTATGATAAAGCCTTTGGCACTGGTGTTTTCAGGGGTAAGGCGTACCGCGTACTGGTCAAGGACAATCCCGTCATTGTCGGGAATAGGAGCGGTTAGGTCGTCCGTCTCATAGATTTCGAATTCCAGCTTGTATTTGCTGACATTCTTACGAGTGGCGATCACCTCGCCGCCCTCTACTTTGGCTTCCTTGCTCTCACCTTCTTCAGTTTCCAATTTGGTAGTGTTTTCCACTGGGGTAGGGAAAGCCTTCCAAGTAGGTGTACTGGGCAAGTCGCCGTTTTCCAATTTTACATATTCTATTCCTGGTTTT